AGACCCGCCGGAGTTGGTGAAGCCCAAAGTTCCGATTGATACTCCCGACCCATTCAGGAAGTTAATCATTGAAGTGAGTTCGGCGTCGTTGTTGCCGGAATAGGCATAGAACCACGCGACATTTCTTCCCTGTAATGTCTCCCCAATTCCATTCGAGGTGAGGACTGAGACAAACTCATGAAAGTCGCTTGATCCGCTCGGCGTGACCGAGAAGACGTGATATTCCCCATTCGTGCAAGCGACCGTGAGAGAAGCCTCTCTCGATAGGACCGGCTGTGACATCACCATGAGTTGATCGCCGGACGCTAAACGGAACGGATAGGGCACGACAGAGGGCAGCGGTGAAGTCCCGCCGTCCTTATTCGATCCCTGCGGAAGAACGCCCTTGATGATCCCCGCCGAGCGAACATAATTGTATGTTGAATCGGTCTCGAAACTTATGCCTCCCGACACGACTTGAAAGTTGCCGAGTTGATCCGCATAGGTTCCGAGCGATTGGGCCGATCCCACGATGGATGAGTCGGTCAATACCTCGTCAAGAGTCGATTCGGTCGTGGCCGCGTTTGCGAGCGGAACGATTCTATTTCTCCGATCCTTGACGGTTCCGTATGTATTCACATTCGCCATTCATTTCACATCCTTATGCCTTTGCCGAGTGCCGGAGTAATGAGGTTGCGATTTACTGAGGCTATTGGACGCCTCAAAAGTCGGCGACCGACTCGGAAGGTGATCGAGATCCCGAAGGCCGCTAATGCCATCGGGAGAATGTTGGCTTGGAAATTGTTGGTCATGGTCGTTATTGCGAGTGAAGGCTCGCTCACAATGTCGGCGAGGGAGATCTCTCCCGCGCCTTGAAGTTCAAGGTGAGTCGAAGTATTCCAAGAATCGGCGGCGGCGACATTCACCATTCCGAGATCCTTATCTCCGAAAATAAATCCCGTGATCGAAGTTCCCGCGATCCCTTCGGTGAGCAAGGATCCGTAGGCGAGAGCCTCGATTGCGTTCAGGATGCTGAAGGCGGGTTTTGATCGACGCTTGGATTTCTTCCGGCGGGCCATTGATCAACGGGGGAAATCGGTTGTTAATTATGGTTCGCAAAAAATATCAAGCAAACTTCCCACCCTCACCACGAGGTAATTCGACCAAGACCGGTTTTGCCGAATCTGCCTGATTGCTCATTCTTTCCGTGATAAAATGGGCGATTGCCTGTTGAACGGGATTGATCGGTTCAATATCACCAATTCCCTGTTCGATCAATGACTTGAGAGCCGCCGCGATGTTGCCATCGAGATCAGCGATAGCCGAATGGAAGAGTTGCGCCGCCCTGATCCCAAACCACGCCGTCAAACCCATGTTTATCACTATCAAAAAGCCTATCACGATCCATTCCATAGCCACCTCGAACCGCTCGCGGCCCTTAACCAAACCTGAACCGGCCTTGACCGGCTTTTGTGAGAGAGAGAGAAGAGAGATAGATCAATCAATCATTCTTTATTATACAATTCAAGCCTTGTTTGCTAAAATAATACAGTTAAGTGCTGCAACGGCTTCGGCTCGACTTGAGAATCATGGCGAAGGAACAATATGAAGAACGACGATTCGCGGCCAAGACCGCTAAAGTGATCGAGCAAGCAAACGAGATAATGGATGAATACGCCGGAGAGATGACCCTTCGGCAATTGCATTATCAGTTCGTTGCGAGAGATCTCCACGAGAACACAATGAGGAATTACAAAAAACTCGGCGACATCCTCCGGAACGCACGAATGGCAGGTCTCGTTGATTGGGATTTGATGCAAGACCGAACACGATCAACCGTCGGTTGGTCGGGCGGCTATGCCAACGCCGGACAAGCCGCCGCGTATCTTCAATACCGATACTCGGAAGACTACTGGAAGGGACAATCGGTCTTGGTCGAGATTTGGCTTGAGAAGGATGCGTTGAGCGATGTGATCAGCGACCCTGCTTCAGAATTGAACCTTGACTACTTCGCGACCAAAGGCTATCCTTCGATCAGCGAAATCAAGAAGTCGGCTGACAAGTTCAAGCGGGCCATCAACCGAGGAAAGAAGGTCATCATCCTATACTTCAGCGACCATGATCCTGAAGGGCTGCATATGCCGGAACAGGTCGGTGAGATGTTGGAAGAGTTTGGCGCCGATGTGGAGATCCGCCGACTCGGTCTGACTATGGAACAGATCAACCAATACAAGCCGCCTCCATCCTTCGCCAAGACGACGAGCAGCCGCCTTCAATCATACAAGGATGCGACCGGCACAAATCGCGCTTGGGAGTTGGACGCGCTGAAGCCATCGGTGATTCAAGACCTGATCCGGAAGGAAGTCGAGCCGATGATCGACCGCGACAAATGGAACGCCGTCAAGGAGAGTGAAGAATATCAGAAGACGCTACTCGTGAAATTGGGTGAGCGATGGGAAGAAGTTCAAGCATTCTTGGAAGGCGAAGTAGCGGAAGACGACGAGGATGATGGATGGTCGGATGATGACGGAACCTGCCCGAATTGCTTAGAGGATGAGGATTATTGCGAGTGTGATGATTGATGCCATACTTCTGCGATTGTGGGGTTGAATTAGTGCCTTTGAGTTATGAGTGTCCCGAGTTCGGCGGAAGGGTTGAAATTGATTCGGAATACTGTATCGAATGCGCGGCGGTGGTCGATGTATGATCTGCCCGCGCTGCGGCAAGGAGCCGTGTTGGTGTGCAAAAGCGGCCAAGACCGGAAGTGTTGAACAATGAGGTTTTCATGCCGATACTGCGGTGTCTATTGGGAGTTCGATCTCTCGAAAGGGCCAAGCATCGAGAGTCAGATTCAGAAGGCTCAATCTGAACAATGTCCCACCATGCTGAACGGGATAACTCACCGTCTCCGAGGCGATGTTGAATGAGCAACATAACGAGCATAAGCCTCGACCCTGAGACTGAGGCGCTCGCACACCGAATGAAGCGGGAAGGCAAAAACTTCAGCAAGTTCGTTCGGGAGTGTTTGCACCTCTATTATCGAGAAGAGAGCGGGGAACACATGGGCCGCCGGATCGAGTGGGCGGAATGTGAGCCGTATTGCCATCCGACGCGAACCCACTATTGCCGCGTATGTTGGCCCGCAGGGACTCCCTCTCTCGACGCTTTGGCTGCCGCTAATGCTCATGTCACCCAAGTGAAGAACGCTCGCGCTCTCGGCAGCGCGAACACCGTTGATCAGGACTGTCTGATTCCGTCCCTATGGCGACGCGATGAAGTCGGGACTTTTCACTTGACTCTCGAACAAGGCGTCCTTGATTGGCTGAGAGAAGAAGCCGAGAACCATAACCGATTCATCATGCCCCTCGGAGACCTTGATCTCAAGGGAAATGCAAAGCCGGTCAAGGCCGAGAAAGTGAAAGTTGGGCTGCTCAAGCGCCTATTCAGGGAAATAGGCCGATAGAGCGATTCTAAGCGCTTCAACACCCGTCCGAACCCATGACGACCAACCTCTATGCTCTCATGCGTTGAGCATACCTTCCAATGGGCGAGTTTTCAGTTCAGCGGCCTCGGTTAGTTTGCAGGTCTTCAAACCTTGAAAATGACTCGCCGGAGAATATCCCGATCAGGTTCTCAACCAAGTTCCATATCCCGCCCGTCAGCGAGGATGCTCGGCCTTCATACGCCTCGCGATACTCATCGGTCTGTCTGTGTTGGTTCCACATATCCGCGAGTGCCGATCCGATATTCTCTCCCAGCGCCAGCGCTTCCAGCAAAGCACCCGTCAAGACTTCCTTTCCTGTGATCCACTCGATCACAATCAGCAGCGCAACAATCGTTGTCACATCAGAAGTCAGGTTGAAAACGCCCTTTGTCACATTCCTAAAGGAATAAGCGGCCACGACCGATTTTAGCAAATCACGCTCGGTTTCTTGGAGTTCGATTCGGTGAATTATGACCTGTGTTGCAGCCGCCTTAGGCATCGATCTCGAATCCCCCGATTGTGATGCCATAGGCCGCCGTGTTGCCTGCGCTCATGCTCGCCCCGATCGAGCAGAAGGGAGGGACTATCTTAGGATAATATGCAGCCTCGCCGATGGTCGTCGCAGGGAGATCTACAGTTCCCACATTACCCCTCATGATCCCGCCAGCCGTGAAAGCAATCGTTCCGGCTGTACCGCTCGGCTTCAAACCGGCTGCCGCAACATTGGCGGGGATGAGGAATAGTTGCAGCGACTCGCTCGCATCCCCCCCGTAATACTGAATGTATTGGATCGAGACTGCCTTCTCCCCCGCCGTGAATACGCGAAACAATACTTCCGCAGTCGATAAGGCTGGGATCGTTGTCTCGTCTATGATGAATCGACCATACGAGTGAGTCATACGATCACCGCTTCTCGGCCCATCGAGTGATCTCCTTTGCTCTCTTAGCGCCCATCAGTTCAGCATCAAAAAGGGTCTTGGCCGCTTTTTTGATTGTGGCCTTCTCTGATGCGCTCATCAGCCCAAATCGAGCCTTCGCTCTCTTGGAGATAGACACGCGATCAACCGTCCGTTGAGAACCCGACGCGAGTGTTGAGTGCGATTGGTATTCCGCCGCTCGGTTGGAAGACACAGGCATGAGACCCGCCGGAGTTGGTGAAGCCCAAAGTTCCGATTGATACTCCCGACCCATTCAGGAAGTTAATCATTGAAGTGAGTTCGGCGTCGTTGTTGCCGGAATAGGCATAGAACCA